CGAACTTTAGGTTTTCGTGCAAGAAAATTATTAGATTGGTTAGGTGTTGATAGTGGTACTATTGGTGCCATTAATTTAGAAAGTCTTAAACATAAAGATATTGCTCAATTATTAGAAGATAAAAACAAACCTAAGCAAGATAAAATAAAATTTAATTCAAAGACCTTACCCGATGAGCTAGAGTTGCTTAAATCAACGGACAATAAGTTTAAAGAGTACTTACAGTCTAGATCAATTGACCCTGATAGCTATCCTTTTATGATAAGTCCGAATGAAAAAGGAAGAAAGAATAATAGAATTGTAGTACCATATACATATGATGGATTGGTTGTAGGTTGGAGTGCTAGATTTTTAGATAATCGTACTCCAAAATATATTAATGAACAACAACCTGGATATGTATTTGGTGTTGATTTGCAACAGGATCATTGGACTCAATGCATAGTAGTAGAAGGATTGTTTGATGCTTTGAGTATAAATGCATTGGCAGTATTACATAATACAATTAGTGAAAAACAAGTAAAGGTTATTAAACAATTACAGCGTGACATTGTAGTAGTGCCAGATCAGGATAAGTCTGGTTTGGAATTAATTAATCGTGCAATAAAATTGGGCTGGTCAGTTAGTATACCAAATTGGGCAGAGGATATTAAAGATGTTAATGATGCAGTGAAACGTTATGGTAGGTTAGGCACTTTAATAACTATTATACAAGCCAAGGAAACCAGCAAAATTAAGATTGAATTGGCAAAAAGAAAATTAACTAAGAGAATAAAATGGCAACAGAATATACATTAGAAATGCAAAAACTATTCTTGGAGATGATGCTTCAAGATTCGCAAAGTTATGTGCGTGTACAGAATATTTTTAATCCAGAAAATTTTGATAGAAGTTTGCAAAAATCGGCTACTTTTATTCAAGAACACACAGATAAACATGGTACATTACCAACATTTGAACAGGTAAAAGCTGTATCTAAGCAAACATTTAATCATGTACCAGATTTAAAAGAAAATCATTATGATTGGTTTCTTGCAGAATTTGAAGGTTTTACTAGACGTCAAGAATTAGAACGTGCTATTTTAGAGTCGGCAGATTTATTAGAAGCAGGCGATTATGATCCTGTAGAAAAAATTATTAGAGATGCTGTACAAATTAGTTTAACTAAAGACATGGGTATTGATTATTTTGATGCACCTAAAGAACGACTTATGTATCTAAAATCTCAAAATGGACAAGTAAGTACAGGTTGGCCTATGTTAGATAAACCATTGTATGGTGGTTTTAATAAAGGTGAGTTACAAATATTTGCTGGTGCTAGTGGTAGTGGTAAAAGTTTGTTTATGCAAAATTTGTCTGTAAATTGGATACAGCAAGGATTAAATGGTTGTTATATAACATTAGAATTAAGTGAAGGTCTTTGTGCAATGAGACTTGATAGTATGATTGCAAATATTGAAACTAAACAAATATTTAAAAATCTTGATGATGTTGAAATGAAAATAAAATTAATGGGTAAAAAAGCAGGTAACTTAAGAATTAAATATATGAATGCACAGAGTACTGTAAATGATATTAGAGCGTATCTTAAAGAACTTGAAATACAAACAAATTCAAAAATAGATTTTTTATGTGTAGATTATTTAGATCTACTTATGCCGGTAAGTGCCAAGGTGTCCCCCAATGATTTATTTATTAAAGACAAATATGTTTCAGAAGAATTGCGTAACCTAGCTAAAGAACTTGATGTAGTATTTGTAACAGCATCACAGTTGAATAGAAGTGCAGTAGAAGAAGTAGAATTTGATCATAGTCATATTGCAGGTGGTTTGAGTAAGATTAATACAGCAGATAATGTATTTGGTATATTTACATCACGTGCTATGCGTGAACGTGGTAGATATCAGATACAGTTAATGAAAACTAGATCTAGTGCTGGTGTAGGCACAAAAGTTGACCTAGAATTCAATTTATATACACTACGTATAGCCGATTTGGATGAAGAAGAGAGTACACAAGGTGCTCACAGAGAAGTAACAGCCCATGCAACAGTTCCATCTGCAACAGTAGATGCGTTATCGTCTATTAAAACCACCGGAAAAATAAAAGAAGACACACCTCAAGAAACAGCTAAGGTTGTTTCAGAAGTCCAAAGTACAAAACTTAAAAATTTATTAAATCAAATTAAATCAAGTTAGGCCTTTGAGGTGCCTTTGAATTACCTATCTGTGGCCATCGACGATAAATACTATCAAGTAGGAAAATTATATGCAGAAAAAGACTCATAGTATTTTAGAAGAATTAGAATCAATATACGTTACTAAGGATAAATCTCATTTAATCGAGTCTCGAGCCAGCAATATTTTGCAAAGCTCAATTCACCTACTAGAAACAATAGATAAATTATATTCTTCAGAATCAGCAGAAGATTTACAAAGAAAATTTATTAATGCTATTAAAAATAGAGATCCTGGCAAATTTACTAGGTCATTAAGGCGAAAAAATGAAGATTAACGAAATTGTTGAACCAAAACCAATCACTTTAGAAGTAGTCGGATTAAAAGCATTAGGAGCTCTATTTACGAGTGGTAATCTCGGTAATTATCTTAACGATAGAAAAGTAATAGCCGTTGGAAAGAAGGTTGCCAAGCATTTTCAAAAACATATGAAGACTGTTGCACAACAGGCCCAGCAAACATATGGCGCATCGAAGAAAGAGTTAGATGCTCAACCAGCAGAATCACTTGAAAAATTAGGTAAAATTCAATTGACAGAAGAAGAAGAGCAACAAATAATAGAAGAAGTAGTATTACAAGAACTACTTCCAGCACTTGCCGCAATTGGATCTGGACTAGGAGCAGGGGCTAGAGCTGTTGGTTCCGCAGTAGGAGCAGGTGCTAAAGCCGCAGGTAGAGCCATAGGAGCAGGGGCTAAAGCCGTAGGAAGAGCAGGTGTAGCAGGTGCTAAAGCCGCAGGAAGAGCAGGTGTAGCAAGGGCTAAAGCCGCAGGTGCCGCAGGTGTAGCAGGTGCTAAAAGAGCCGGGTCAGCAATCAAGAAAGGAATTAAACAAGTCGGACAAGATATGGCTACTCTTGCCGCAAGAAAAGCCGCCGATACACCACCAAAACCAGGTGATATTGATGGCGATGGTGACGCAGATGCCAAGGATAATGAAGACTTTCAAGCCTACGCAAAAGATTTTGCCTCAAATAAAGTTTTTATGCAAAATATAGATGGTCTTTCGAACAAAAATATTAAATCAGCAGTTGACCAGACAATTAAATCAATGAGTCCTGATGATAAAAACGAAGAACAATGGGTAAAGTTAGTTGCACTTTCTCAACAAAGTTCCGCACTAGATCCTACAAATATGAGTCGTCAGCAAAAAGATACCAGAGACCAAGTTTGGAACACACTGACACACGCGGAGAAAAAAGGGTTCATTACTCTTACTCCGGCTGGTAAAGACATGCTAGCCAAGCAAAAGGGTTAAATTCTATGGAAATTCTCGAAGGTGGCAACGTATTTAAAAATCGCCATGGCATGCCCGCAACAGGTCGCATAGATAGAGAAAATGTTGTCCCTACAATACAATGGTTAGAACAACTAACCGGATTATCTTTAGCTAAAAATATGCTAGGAACAACAGGTCGAGCAGAAACCAGTGGTGATTTAGATGTAGCCATTGATGTTAGTAAAATTTCAAAAGATGATTTTAAAAAAATACTTTTAAGTAAAGGTGTAAAATCAGATGATATTAAACTTAGCGGTGATAATGTACATTACAAGACACCAATTTTAGGTGATCCTGCTAATGGATATGTACAGACCGACTTTATGTTTGGTGAACCAAAATGGCAAAATTTCTTTTTCAGTGGTGCACCAGAAGGATCTCGTTTTAAAGGTGCACATAGAAATATTTTAATGGCAAGTATTGCTAAATTCTTTAATATGAAATGGTCACCTAAATTAGGTTTAGTAGATAGAGCCACAGATAAAGTAATTTCAAAAAACCCAGATAAAATTGCTAATATTTTATTTCACGGAAAGGCTAGTGATTTAGGAAGTGTTGAAAGTATTTTAAATAAAATTAGAGATTTACCAAGTTATCAAGAATTAGTAAAAGATGCTAGAGAAGCCTTTGCTAAACAAGGTATTCAGCTTGAACTTACTGAATATGATTTTATATCTCGTATGCGTGATCGTATTGTTAACCAAGGCATGCAAGTAATTGTTGAAGCCGCAAGAATTGAACACCCTGAAGATTTAATATTTGCAGAAGGTTCACGCGGTGCACTTCGAGCAATTAATATGTTAAAAAATCTACCCAAAACAGCAGAAAATATTACAATTAAATGGGATGGTAAGCCAGCAATTATATTTGGCAGAAACGAAAAGGGCGAATTTGTGTTAACAGATAAGTCAGGATTTATTGCTAAAGGATATCAAGGTAAAGCACGTAGTTCTCAAGAGCTTGCTAAAATTATGAAGGCACGTGGTGGTGATAGAAAAGATTTAATTAGTATGTATAAAAAATTATGGGCACCACTAGAAGCACAGACCCCACAAGAATTGCGTGGTTATATACATGGTGATTTACTTTATGTTGATCAACCTAAAAATATTAAAGGTAACTGGGTATTTCAACCTAATACCGTAACTTATTCTATTCCTGGTGACACTTCATTAGGGAAAAAAATAGAAAATAGTGTTGCAGGTGTTGTTATTCACACATTTAAAAAAGATTCAGGCGATAGTGGGACGCCATTTACTGATGTATCAGTATTAAAAGATGGTCCTGTTTTAATTTTAGGCCCAAAGTTACAAGAAAAACCTACAATTAAAATACCAACTAAAGATTTAGATGCAATTGAAAAAATTATAGCAAAAAATAGTGGATTAATTGATAAATTACTTAATCCGTCTACTTTACGTGAATTAAAACTTACAAATTTAGCAGAATTAATGAAACAATTTGGTAATGCTAAAGTACGTCAAGGTAATTTTGATAATATGGCTGATGAATTTATTAGTTGGGTTGAGGCAAAAGTAAGCGAGCCTAAATTAATAAGAATTTCTCAGTTTTTAGAGGAAAACATACAGGGACTCGCGACAGTATTCATGCTATATAATAGTATACAATTAATAAAAACTAGAATGGTTAGACAACTAGATCAGGCTACAGGTGGAAGTATTCAGGCACACATTGCTGATGAGCCTGGACATGAGGGATATGTAACGCATGACAGCGGAATTTCTCATAAATTAGTTGATAGATTAAGATTTAGTAAACAAAATTTTGCAAGGAATAACCCAGAACTATGAAATTCTTACAAGAAATAATAGAATCTAGAATGTATCGTCGGCTTGATATGATCAAAGGTACCGATGTGGGTACTATTGCTGATATGTTATTTGATCATTTAATTATGTTACGGTTATTATATTATATTGATAAACCTGCGGCAATGCGTTATGCTAGTGATACTATGGCTAATCCTTCATTTAATGGTTATAGACAAAGTATGCCAGATTTATATAATTTTATTACATTTGTAATTAATCAGCGTCAATTTGCCGACAAATTATTTAATGATTGGGAGATTACTATTCCTGAACTTCGTTTAAAACGTATGTTACGCAGTATAGCAGATGGCGATTTAGATGAAGTTGATAATAATGCTTTATTAATGTTAATGCAAAGGCGCCTCAAAGGCCTATCTGGTGATCAAGTATGGGCTAGAAGATTAGTTCAAGATTGGATTCCAAAATATGCTAACAGACAAGATAGAAAAAATCTTATTACTAGGTTATTACAAGCCGTACGTCGACCTATTAGTACTGATTTATATATGCAATTAATGAAATCTGGTAGAACAGCACCAGGTTCTCCCATAAAATAGTAAAAGTATTAAATAATTTTAGTAAATCGAACTAAATACATGTAGGGGATTATCCCCAACAATTTAGGAGAATCAAAATGGCAGTTTTTACAAGAACTCATCCAGCCACAGAAGCTATTAACGTAGAATCTATAGGCAAAGATCTACAATTTTTCGTTGTAGATTACATTAACGCAATCAATGGTAGTGCAGGTCCTGAAGGCGCTCAAGCCGCGGCCCAACGTGCTATTGGCGATACAGCATCAGTTGTTTGTATTGGTCCTTTAGTGGATTCTAATACACAGCAAAACTTTGCTGTTGAAGGCGGTGATGCCGTTGTCGTTGCAACATTGCAAGCGGCAATACGTGCTTTGGGTACAGTTGACTCTGTTGACCTTTCTAGTTCAACAGTTACAGCAACAAACCTTGGTATTTTAACAGCGGCAGTTGTATAGTAATAACAACTCAACTTATTATAAGTTACCAGAAAAACCCCGGCTTGTTCGGGGTTTTTTAATGGCCATTTACAAATCTTGTATAATTACTTGTATGGGTCATACGAAAATAAAAGAAAAGCAAAAAGAAATAGCGATAATTTACGAAAGCTCTGATGGTGGCAAGACAGTAACAATGAGAAACGCCGGCGGCGAGATAAAATCTGTGGTATTAAGTGATAAACGATTGCCATATTGTTTAGAATTAGAACAGTATGCATTTGAATGGGATAATATAGTTAAAGAGCATCCGGGTATTAAACAACAATTGGACAAATTATTAACATTATTAAGGATTACATTGTGAATATAACCAATTTAGTTGATACAGATAAAATTATAAATGAAGTTAAATGCGATTTCACACCAAAAATTAATTTTGTTAATATTGACCCAATGGACCCTTTACGTTTAGGTTCTAATTCTATTACTGAGGTAGTTAAACCTTATCTTTCTGAGTATGATTTTGAGTATTTTAATAAAGATTATTGGAAAACACAAATCAATAATTGGGTTAATGGAGAAATGTTTGTTGCCTGCCTTTATGCCGCATTAAGAAATCATTCTGCATACAATACGTCAGATATACAATTTATGTTAGAAGAAATGCAAAAAGAAGAAACAACGCATGCAAGATTAATTCGTGCTTTTTATATTCATTGTTTTGGTGAAGAACCAGAATTAAAATTTACTATGGATTATCATGTTTCTCCAGAATTTGCAATATTAATTGGAGTAACTACTGAAATATTTGGAACTTCTACATTAAAAACTTTTCTTAAATTATCAGATAGTAGTTGTTTTAAAAATCAGATTGTAAAAATACTGTTGGCTGATGATACTAGACATGAAACGTATACAGAAACAATATCACTTCATGTAAAATCATTAGAGAATGCAACCAATGATGAAAAAAGGTTATTACAAGGACTAATACGACAAGAATCATCTAAGGGAACGGCTGATTTTGAATATGGGACCTGGACTACTTTTCAGAAACATTTAGATGATAAATTTGACTCTGTTATGCCTGATATACTTAAATGTCAGCAGACTAAATTATTTCAAAATTTTTATAAAAAACAGGTTAAAAAATGGCTAGATCGTGATAATAGTCTTAAATTAATATTAACATAAGGAATATAAATGTCTATAGTATGTTTTACACTTTGTGATATTACAAGAACCGGGTTTACTAGAAAACCCAGAAATATTGAAGAAATAAAATTAAGAAATCAACAAAGAAACTTTGAAACATTTCTTCAGCTTATCGGAATGCGAGCTCAGCCAATTGAAATAACACTACCTTTAATTCAACCAGCTGAACATATTGAACAATATAAGTTTGGTGAATATTTTATGGGGCCTGTGGGGTTCACTTATGATATTTGGTCGTTTAGTTTCGAATCAGAAATTGCATCAGCTTATGGTAATGAGCATAGTCCTGTTGGTTCTTTAATAGAAGACTTTGATAATATTCCAATTATAACAAATCTTACAGAAAACGCCAGGATAAATCAAAAAATTTATACCAGAGGCGAGTATTGTAATACATATTTTATATAGAGTTAATGGACTCTCTGTCAGATCATAAATAACAGTAATATTAATATGCTTCTGGCATATAGATAGAATTTTAAACACAACATAGGCACGAATAGGCTCGACATAACACATAGCAGAAAAATTCTCTGTATAATGCTAGTTTCGTATTGATTTAATAATAAGAGAATAAATTAGTACCGATGGCTACTACTACAGAGATAGAAAAGGAAAATTTAGAGGCTCACGTCGAACTTTGTGCCGAAAGGTATAAATCTTTGGAAGATAAGTTAGACACGGTTGAAGAAAAGGTTGATCATCTCGAAGAAGTAGTTTTTGAGATTCGCGATTCATTGAATGATATGAACAACCGTAGGACCTCGCAATTATTAACATGGGGCGGTTCTACTATCGCGGCATTACTAGGGGCATGTGCCTGGCTTATTGCTAAAACATATCTCTAGTCTAGAGATATGATAACGACTAAACAAAAGAAGAAGTTATTTAATAACTTAACAGCTCTAGCTAAAGCTAGTCTACAGAAGCTTTCTGAGAATATTATCA